ACCATACAAGAACCGTCTGTTAGGTCTTTGGTTATGATCTTAGTAAGAGTACTGATTGATTTCTCAATCTTAGCAAGGCGTTCATCCGAATATGGAAGCTTAATCGACTTAGTTATGAATTCAAGTTGTTCCTGCATTTGATCCACGGACATCCCTCCCATATCCTTAAGAGAGATAAGAGGTGTATTTTCGTTTGCACCCCAATTGGTAAGTGTTGAGTATTCCCACATCTTATATTCTGTTACCTCGGCTAAATTTGCAGGATTTCGTTGCATGATATCAACCCCGATCGAGTGCTCGAGTGTTTTATTATTTTCTGCATAGAGTTGGTAATCGTAATAGATATCAAGCGACAACTGTTTCTTCATATTAAATTTAGAAGTCATTTGAAGATATTCAGGAGTCTCTTCTCCGAACAATGGTACACCTAACAGTTGAGCCTTGTTGTGATTTAAAAACCATTTACAACGATCAAAATTCTCATTAAGCGTCTTAGTAAATGATCCAGGCATAGAAATATCACCATCTGAATCCTTATTACCAAATGCGTTAACGGCGATTACTACAACCCCGTTTTCATCAACGTTAGCTACTTTTGTTCGCCACTGATTGCCTTTCTTATTACGTTCCTTAATTAGCATTTTGAGTTGTATTTTGAGAGTTATTATTCGGTTGTGTACCGCTATGAAGATTTACATTCATTGCGGGAATTTTAGAAATGTTCGGATCAGCCCAGATATAATAGTCTCCTCCGGTAGTGAGTTTTTCCTCTCCACATTGAACTAACATCATATTAAATGTAATAAGTCCTTGGTTATACTTTAAAAGTGCCGTAGTGGTCTTCAGATTATCTGTAGTGGCTTCATCTTTCTTATTGTCCTGAAGTACTTCGACCTTTGAGAAATCAGCATCGATATACATTCCTCCCGGGCCTTGATTGAGTCCTAAAAAACGGTTGATTTGTTCGAGTATCTTTTCAGTCAGTGGAATTACCGTATTTGTGTAGAAACTCTTCTCAGCAGTGTCCATATTCGCGTAAGTGCTCATATCCTTTCTAGGGATTAATATTGCCGGCATTCCAAAAGCACCGGCAATGGCAACGGCATCGGCCAACGTTTCATCGAAAGGTTCGAGCTCGGTAATTGACATACCAAACTTGACGAAACTCACAGGAACATCTGATAAAACAAATTGCCCTTTTTCTTTTTCAAGACCGTAATTCTCATTAAAGTTTTTCTGTAAACTTTCCTTTTCTTTTTTGGACAGAGCAACAGTTCCCGCGTTATCGGTCTTATTGCTCACAATCGCACCAAGAGCCCCACGTTTGACGTAAATCACATTTCGAGCCTCATATACTGCACATAAGTTACTAAGAGGATATTCAAGCGCCGTGAGCTTACTACGACCCCTTAAGTACCAATGATCAAACAGCAGATTTGTTTCTTTGAAATGAAGTACGTTATTTGGTTCGAAGTCCCGGTTACCCATTCCTGAAATAAGCTTATAGGATTTTATTATTTGATCTTTCGGAGTATTTGCGAAAAGCTTTACGTCGAAAGGATATTGAGGCTCTATGCAGTCAGAAGGTAACACATAGTAGTTATCACAAGCTTTCCATCTCTCCCATGAAGCAAGTGTACTTGGAACGGCAGAATATATATGTGCATCTCCAACGATAAGAAGATAGATGATCAGCTGAGTAATAAAGTCCTTGAATCCTTGTAACTCGTTAGGTTGAGTCAAAAATTTATTGATCTGTTTGTTATCCCATATAATTGAATCTGTATCATATGATTTCAACCTGAATTCAGCCTTTAGCACTCGTTTAGCAATCTCTACAACCGGAAATTGAAGTTCTGAAATACTATGAAATAAAGTAATAAAGTTCTTCGCAGCGTAAATAGAATTAAATGCAGCCAGGTACCGGTCTACATCGTACATGGTCGATTTATACCCATTTGTTGCACCGGTTACCTTACCCGTATTATCGCGGGTAATGGTGGCAGATCCCATCCACTTCTTTGCAATACTTAGTTGTAAATCTTTAATTATGCTCATAGTATAAATTAAAAAGCCGAAACAGATAATTAGTCCGTTTCGGCTTGTTTAAAGCTCTTTTATTACAGTTCGTCTGCATGTTGGCAGTAGTTCGGCGGGGATTCCTATTTTGTTAGCTTTACAAAAAATAATATTAATTCAAAGGTATTGATCAGATACCAATAAATTTCAACTACTTTCAAAATCCCCTTTTCTTTTGGTTTTGAGCCTCCGGTACGATTCGAACGTACGACCTATTGCTTACAAGGCAATCGCTCTACCAACTGAGCTAAAAAGGCAACTTTAAATTAAAATATAAGTATCAAATCAATTTTACCGATGATTTATCAAACGACTTGTCAACCACTCCATCGACTACATAGAATTCATGCCGGCACCTGGAATCCTTACAAATGAATTGCTGAACTCCTTTGCTTTCTGACATCGCACCATTAACGCGACTACAGTTAGGACATCGAATATATTTAAGTTGAATCATACGTTCATTACAATTATTTTTTCACTTACTCCATGACCACAACAGGCGGACGTTGCACCATTAACAAATCCCATACATGCATCATAACCCTCTTTAGTAGGTATGCGCCCACAGCGTTTGCATGGTCTTTCAATAGTTATTGGTTCTTTATTATCTGACCATAGCCAGCAATCATTTTCAAATACAATTGACCAACCGCGTGAAGTCCCTGTTATCATTCAATTTGTTTTTTAAAATACTCTGCAACTCCTGATAGGATATTTGAAGCCTCAATGCTTATTCCTTTGTAATTATCGAGTAAATTCTCAATAAAGGCCGTATATTCCGGATCAGAGTCGTAATCTTTTTTAAAATATAAATTGCTTTTAATAAATCCTGACATAACGAGTATTCGACTTTCTTTCTTCGTTGGTTCGGTAAGTATTCTGATTGAACTACTATCACATTCGGTTCGGATATTTCGCCCGTATTCATACCATACTGGGATTGATTCAAAAGTTACTTCTTCAGGATCTGATTGCTTAATGAGTTCAACAGACCGATTAAAGCTATCCCCGGCATCCTTATTGAAAATCACATCAGTAATATAAACCCGGTCTTCGATCAGTTTAGAAACTACTAAACTAAACACCCCATTCACATCCGGAACAATCCGGACGTTAATTAGAGCATCTTTAAAATCGATATCAGTATAAAACTTCATTTGATCATCTTTAAAATTGGAACGGTTACGCCTGAGTGAAAAGTCTGTATATTTATCTTTAAACACCTCACATAGGAAGTATCTTTTTGTGTCTGAATAGTGGCCGGATTCTTCATAAGTTTGCCCGGTTCGCTTATCTCTAATTCTTTTCTTCAGAATCCCACCGTTTGCATCCTGTTTAGTAATCATGTAATCCTTGACAGATACCTTACAACATTCATCTATCACGATCTCAAGAGTCGGAATGTTGTCAGCATAGATTTCATTCACAAACTCACCGGATAGCGCTACAGAAGGATTAACAGAGGGCATGCGTTTCTCAATTATAAACCCGGCTTCTTCAATTCCCTGGCAATACTTATCGAAGAATGACCGCTTTTCTTCATCAATCGTATTATTAGCTGTTGTTGTCTGGTCGCCGTATATAAAAACCTTATCAGTGTGACCGATATCTTTAAGATATTTTGCTGTAAGTTTTGAAGCACTGGTTACGGTATTGTAAGGATCGCGGGCCGGCACTTCTCCGATTTGTTTAGCTAAATACTTTGTTACCTCGAATTCTGCATGTTCTTCGATTTGCCACACTGCAACCGAAATATAGGGCAATACGTTATTATCGATCGTAAGATGCACAGGAGCACAATCCGTGACTGTCTTACCGGTATGTTTGCCTATATTGAACTTCTTCCAAAACTCACCACCTGTTTTAATAGATCCCCAATTTCCTAAAGCGTATATCTCGTAATAATCCGGATCATTCGTCTTATCCCTGTCGAAATCAGCTACTACTTGCCGGTCATAAAAACCGTATAAACCATCAGGAGAACTGACAATCCAAAAGTTATTTAAATATGTTGACTTTATGACAACCGTATCAGGTGGGTTAGTCTCATATTCTCCCGTTTGTGGATTGAAAACCGTTTTGCTTTCGTTATACCACTTCTCTTTTACTTGCGAGTACTCCGGAGGCAGAATGTTACCCTGATCATCGTACACGCAATCAAGATAAGTTTGTGCATTAAGTAGAACCTCTTTATCTAATACCTCGGTTTTCACCCAGTGAAGTTCAGAAATAGGATTTAGTAGGGCGATGATCTGTTGGCCAGACATTCCACGAAGTCGCTTTTTAATCTGTTTCCAATCGGAAAGCTCAAACTCACTTACCTCTTCAAGAACAACACGCTTGTATCCGGTAATACCTTTTATCTTTTCACTATCATCGAGTCCCGCAAAATCGATCTCAGACCCATTAGCAATGCATACAATCTTATTTCTTTTGAATTCAAATAAATGATTCAGGTTCCAATCTCTGATTACTGTTTTAAAATCCTTATAGATCGAATTTTCTATACTAGCTCCTACCTTACGGAATATGATTGTGTCTTCTCTTCCTTTGAGTGCTGAGAAGATAATAGCCTGGACAACCGAATATGTTTTTGAACTACTGGATCCACCGACCAGGAAAATAAAACGTAATGCAGTATTTAAAAATGAGTCAAGAACATGCCAAAAGTTTGGATTAAAAAGTTTGTAGCTGAATTTAATTTTTTGTTTTGACATTATGACAGTATTTTCAGCTATTTTTGTTCGTTTGTTTTTATTCTCCCAGAGAGAGTTTTTAATAATGTTGGTAAATACCTATCATTTTACTATCAAAATGCTATTGTTTTTTAGTTCTAAAACCTATTTCAAGCTCCAAACCTTCAGATAATCCTACCTCAATCTTTTGTGGGGCATCATAACCAAGCATTTTACTGATACTATCAAGTGATTTCTGCTTATCGTAGAGTTTAATCTTCACCCATTCCTCTTCGACAACGATATCATCATCTCCGGGATTCATTCGTTTTTGAACTCTACTCTCTTTTTTAGTTGATATCTCTTGTATGCAGGACTTTTGTTCTTCTGATAGGCTATCAAACTGTTTAAGGGTTATCCATCCGTCACGAAGATCTGAAGCACTCGAAAAGGCAATCTTTGCATGTTCGTTCAATACTCGCAGCGCAGAAATACCGGATGTTTCGGATAAATTCGCCTTTAATCGGGTTATTTCGGCTTTAATATTGACAAATGTTAACATCCTACTAGCCGCTGACGTTGCACTCTTTTCACTATACCCAGCCTTTATGGCTGCTCTAGTAGCGTTATAATCAATGCAATACTCATAACAAAATAGCTCTTGTTTTGCTGTGAGCCTCTTCTCTTCTACAACTACCTCGGTATTTTCCATACGTGTATAAACCTGATTCAATTACCTTTAAAATATAAGAAAAGGGAACATTTCTGCTCCCTTTTAATTAATTATAATCATTTGTTATTCTTAAAATCGACAAAGAGCTTTACTCCTGTGTATTCGTCTGCTTGATTTGCATTTGGTTCGTTCCCAAAACCTATTACCTAATCGTTTAGCTTTTTTGTAGCTAAATATACCCTCAAACACCCTTGCTAAAATCCATGCAAGATTAGGATGTCGAAACAATACATCTGAAGCACGAATTTCGTATTTCTTTGACATTACCCACTCTTGTGATTTTTTAGACCAAAATATATTATATTCCTCAGCAATTATCCTATATAATTTTGTTTTCATAAGTATGGGTTTGTTTCTAAAGTATTAACGTCAATTGCTTCTCCTTTTTCGATTAATCCGGCAATGTCAAAATGTCAAGAAATAAGTTTTTGAATAAATGGAATAACTTCTAAATCTAAATATGCAAAAGGAGCTATTGACACTCTTAAATCCTTGTTGTTATCAATAGTTAACTTTAAGTCTCCAAATTCTTTTTTAATTGAGTCCATCGGTACAAACTTTTCCCCGTCATGCTCAATCTCTTTTGTGAGGTCAGAAAGTGGGTGAAGGATAGGTTTACAAAAGTTATTTGATATACTGTGGAAGCTGCATTCCTTTTCATTAAATCTAACTCCAATTGAATTTTCTTCTATATCAATTGAAAATAAAGTTCCAATTAAATCCTTTTGAATTACTTTTAACCCATAACGCAAACTCATTGCCATAAATTGTTGTTTGTTCATATCTTAATTGTTTTTATATGTTTTACATTTTTTACTCTCATAAAATCCAACGATAGCCCGGTATTCCTCTTTTGAAATTACTATTTCCTGTTTACAATACCATTTTCCCCAGAACTTTCTCATTTTTTGAAATAATTCTGCTTTCTTATCATCTGAGGTTATCAGGTGTTTGTGTAATACAAATGCACTTTTATATGAAAATAGCTCAAGCGTATGAATATCCCCGTTATCTTTAATAATTTTCGTTGTGATTAATGGCTTCATAGCTTTTAAAATATTAATTCTCCTTTTATTTTTTTTCTAAGTACTTTGATAATCCTGGAGTAAAGATCGTAAAGTTCTTTTGTACTTTCATCCCCGTCCCACTCTTTGAAAACACCATCATTGAAGAACCTGAATTCAAATACTTGCATTGCTTTTTCGCTGAATCCTAGTTCTTCAATTGTTGAACGGATCTCGTGCATACGTTCCAAAATATATCCCGATCGGTCCGGATCATCGTTCCCCTGATCTTCGATTTCAAGCGTTGAATAATCCACGTTAGTATCTGAGGGAATAGGTTTGTATTTACTCTGATAAGGTGAAGTGGGTGAACTTGCATTTAGTTTAATCATTCGTAGCACGTAGTAATCTAATTCTGTATATTGCCCGGATTTTGAATTTAATAAGTTCATAAGCACCTCTTCTTCCTTTTGCAATAAAGAAAGAATAACTTCATTGAGTACATCCTCGCTTTCATCTACAATCCCGGCAAGAGAACAATGATACTTTGCATAATCAAGCCATTTAAGATATCTTTTTGTTATGTAATTATTTATTTCGGTGCTCATATTAAAAGGGTTCATCATCATTAAGCTTGCTCACGATATTTTCAAATCCAGCTGTTACGGGATTATTAAAATAAGGAGTAATTCCATCATCCCATATTTTCTTAAATCGATCATCGTGTTGGAATAATACTTTTTCATTTTTCATTCCCTCTCTGTTTTTTCCCATATAAAGTATTCCGCGATTAGTCCAGGATCGATTTTGATCATCAATTGCATTTTCTTCGTAATAACTTGGCCGGTGTGGAAAAATGACGATATCCGCATCCTGTTCAATATTTCCGGATTCACGAAGGTCCGAAAGTTCAGGTTTTTGAATATGTTGTCCCTTTGGTGGTCTGTTCAGCTGAGCGAGTAAAATGATAGGAATATTCAATTCCTTTCCTAGAGCCTTTAACTCACTTGTGATAAATCCTATTTCCAAGTCCCGGGTACCAAACTTTAAATTTGTTTTGATATACTGCAGGTAATCGATAATCATTAACTTTAATTTTCCTTGTCTATGAAGTTTACGGGCATTGGATTTAATATTATGTAAGTACCTGGACTTCACACTATCCGCAATTTTTATATTCAATCTCTCTAATTCAGCTATTTTATTTTCGATTAGACTCCATTCTTCTTTTGAAAGCTGCCCGTTTTTCATGTTATAGAATGAAATACCGTCCTGCTCGTTAATCATTCGCATGATAAGTTGCTTTTTAGTCATTTCAAGCGATAGAAAAAGGGTATCGTTACCTGAAGCACCGGCTGCCTTAGCAAAACTTACAGCAAATTGCGTCTTTCCCATCGAGGGTCTTCCTCCTATTATGATCAGATCCGGAGCTGACCATCCACCATTTAGCGACCTATCAAGAGCATCTAATCCTGTTGGAATACCAACATTTTCACCGGCTTCTCTTTTCCGTTGCTGTTCTTGTAAATACTCTATCGTTTCCTGTATTGATTCCGGCATATCCGAATAATCAGAATCCTGACTAAATGTACTTATATCAGAAAACGCCTGTTCTGTATACTCAATCACATCCGAAACATCAACCTTGTCATCGTATGCCATGCTCTGAATTTCAGAAGCCATGTGAATTAAGTTCCTGGCAATTGATTTCTGTTTCACAATCTGTGCATGAAATTCGATATGTGCTGCAGAACTTACTTTTGATGTAAGAATTGAAATGAAATATGGACCTCCCACCTCGTCAATTTCACCTGATTTACGAAGTTCGTCGGTTACCGTGAACATATCAACCGGATTATGGCTGTTTTTAAGCCTCAACACGGCTGAATATATCTTTTGGTGAGCAACTCTATAGAAATCATCCGGAACTAACTCAATTCGTTCTATAGCTTCTTTTTCAAGCATTACAGCGCCTAATATCAATTCCTCTAATTCCGTTGCTTGAGGTGGAAGTTTACCAAATTCATTTGCCGATACCGGGCTAGGCGACGAAGACGTTCGTTTTTTCCTGTTGTTGTTTTCCATTGTTTTGTCTATTTTTTTCTTGTTTAATCCAATTGGAACAATGTCCAAAACACTCATTTATAGGCTTTTCTTTTACGTTATCGCCTCTTAATTTATCAACATACAAAGAAATCCACTCTTTAGAATATTTAATTGCTTTGTCGTAATCCGTTGATAGATGATGAATTCTTGCAATATCCTGTACCCATTGATCATCTGATAGCATACAATCGAGTAATTTATCAATTGGAATTACTTGATATTGTTGAAAAATTAAATTTTCCGCAATACTATTACTTTCTTTACTTTTAATAATACTTTCATCTTCATATTCATATTCAGAGTTTGCTTGCACTTTTGCTTGAGCATTTGCTTGAGCAAAATTTTCATGTTTACCAAGAGTTTTATCTCCTCCTTTTTTACCTGCTGAAGATCGTTTTTCACTTAATGCATTGTCTTTAACCATTCTCTTTTGGATTATAACTTCACCCTCCATTATTAGAACTTTTTCATCTAATAATTCCACAAGTGCGTTAGTCACAGTTTGGAAATCGTAAGGCATTTGTTTTGCAATTTGTGAAGCAAAATTCATTACCGGATTATTACTCTTTTTATATTTTTGCTTAAGCAAAATTTTACCGTAATCATCCGACTTATGCATTAAACACATAAGCCGGATATAAACGCCGGTAGCACTCGCTGAACATTCAGCAAGTTTTTCATCGGTTAGAAAGTCCTGAATAAATAAAGGTAAATATGGTTGATCTCTTAGAGCCATTATTATTTATCTAAGTTATCAAGTTCTTTTTTCAAAAATAGAATCAAATCTTTTATTTGGTCAGGATTTAATTCCACTGACGACCAAGCTTGAAAATCACCAAGAGAACCAGTTCCTATTTCAATACCATTTTCTGATTTTTTTATTTCTAAATAATCCACGTCGTCTTCAATTCTTAAAATCGTTGTTACCATTTTGTTTATTTTAGAGTATTAAATTTCTTTTTATTTTTTAATTCAGGATATAAAGTGAGTATTACATCACCCACTCTTTGAGGACCGCTTAAATCATCCATTGTTAAGCGATTTGAAGTTTTTTAATTTTACTTATATTACGATTTACAAGCTTTATAATCCGATCGTGATATTTAGTATCTTTATTGAACTTTCCACGGCTCTGTACAACTTTAAAGCTCTTTAGCGATACTTCTACGGTTTCAATAGGTTCGTTTTTGATATGAGCACTTAAAATGAGCGATTCTGGTTTTTCATAATATGAATTGGTATATACGCAATGATTCATTGTTAAGCCTTCTGTGTAAAATTCTTCGACTGATTTCAAAGGACTAATTTCAATTTCCTTATCGAGCATTTCGATATTCAAAAACTTTTCAATAAATTTCTTATATTTGATATCCAATTTCGATAATTCCTTTTTCTTTTTTTCTAGTCCTTCAAGTTTTTTCCTGTCGTTTAAAATCTTATATTCCGCCTTTAAATTTCTTGGATAAATAAAGTCTTTACCAGCCGGTTTACCATAATATTTTAGTAGTGACAGGTAATCACGCTGCATTCGTTCGAAATCCATGATCTTACCTTTGCGCTTGACATAAATATCATGTTGTTTATTCAGGTCTTTTGGACAAACATAATAAGCGTTATTAAGATCTTTTTTAAAGTACTTGAGCAAATCCAGGTAATCGAACCATATATTAGCATCCTTAACTATATACTTGTTTCTCATGCAAATTTTAATTGAGTCCCAATAAGTATTTGTTTTAGTTGTTGTAAAACTTCTGTCAAGAGATAACGAGAGTAAAGAATACTGTTTAGCTTTTAAAAGAGTTTCGCACTTTGGATTTTTAGAAATATAACTGATAGCTTCCAGTGAAGTTATTCCACTTAAATTTCTATCAATACCATATTTGACATATTCCGGTTTGAATTTCGAACTCGGATGAAGTTTTACAGGATAGATATCGTATTTGTCCGCATTGTAATAGTAATTATTACGATAATTCTTTCTTATTTCCATAGTTCCATTCCAGGAATCAATGTATCCATTTTGCGTATGGTTCAGTGCAACTACTTCACGTTTTTTATCTGACTTGATCCAATGTTGAAGTACTTCGATAAAATAATAATAGACCTGATTATCAGATTTATGATATGAAATAAGTTCAAAATTCCTTATAACCTGAAATTCACCGCAAACTTGTGCGTAGGCTACATAGATATCCTGCTTATTGGTTCTGCATTTAGATTGTTCAATAACTAGTTTTGTTTTGCAATAAGGACAAACGGCCTTATTGCGACTCACTAATTCAGTAGAGAATTTTTGTCCGCAATCCATGCAAATAACTCGGTTCTTGGTTGCATAACCTATGTGCTTCAAACATTCAACCTTGGCCCATGAAAGGACTTTATCCTCGATATAAGGTAATTGTTTAGTGAGGCTCATAACCTCAACCTGGAGTTTAGTCTTCGCTTTCATCGTCAAATAAACTTAACTTGATTATTCCTGAGTCTTTTTTACCCATTTTCTTTTTAATGGATTTAATTTCTTCATTCCTCGACTCTTTTTCTTCATTAGCCACTGAGTGATTAACTACTACCTTACAGTTAACCGGCTTTCCTACTTCGATTGATTCCTCGTCATAGTAATGAATTGCCATTCCAAAGATTTCATCGTCTGTAAATCCGTTATTTCCACTTTTCTGTACGGTATTGAGGATATATGTTACGCAATCTTCAATATTCTTTGCGGTATTCTTGAATTTTGGCGCAAACAGGGTGTCTGTTTGCGCTTTATTTTCAAGAAATAATTTAATAGTATTTTTAAAAGGGTTAGTTGCTTTTGACATAATTTTAGTTATTTACGAGAGTTGGCATAATAAGTAAAGTAATTCCTTCAACTCCCATAGGAGTGACTAGAGCCGCCTTTCCAGGTGTTGAGAACGTGAGTAAACATTCCTCGGAGCTAATTGATCCAAGCACCTCGAGAAGCGCAGTTCCACTAAACCCGATAGTCAGTGGATCTCCGGAATAATCTACTTTCAATAGTTCTTCAGCTGCCAAACTAAAATCGATATCCTGAGAATTGATTTTCAAACTGTCAGAACTTAGATCAAGTTTTATAAGTGATGTATTTTTGTTTGAGAATACCGATATACGGCGAATACATCCCATTAAATCACTTCGATTCGTTTGTAACTCGATAGGATTATTCTGAGGTATTACGCCTCTAAAGTTAGGATAACGACCCTCAATGAGTCTATAAATAAGGGAGTATACACCGGTGTTTAGAGAAATATTTTTAGAGGAAATGGTGAGGGTGAGTGTATCTTCTTTCATTTCAGAAATCAGATCGCAAATCAGTTTAGCAGTTTTTTTAGGAATAATTGAACTGAAATCCGGATAATCCGATTCGTATTCATGGATTCCTAATTTCGTTGCATCGGTGGCAACAAAAGTAAGGACACCATCTTTTGATTGAATGTTTACTCCTGACATAACCGGGCGAAGTTCATCGGTAGCCGTGAATAAAGAGACTGATTTAATTCCATCGATTAACTTTTGTTTTTCGATTACGATAGGAAAAGCATCTTCAGGAATGGTAACAACAGGATAAGAGTTCGCATTACCTCCAATGAGTTCAAATGTACCGTTATGGTAGATTACAGTCACCTTAGAACCTTTTACATCAATTTCGATCGGTTGTTCAGATAATTCTTTTAATGCATCAATCATGATCTTTGCATCGATAAGAAGTGTGAATAGTTCAAGGTTCTCAATTTTGCAATCTATCGAAGCAGTAATTGATCCATTGATATCCGAACCGGTTACTCTGAGATGCTCACCACAATCAAACTTGAAAAATTCAAGATCAGGAGTTGTTTTACTCGTTGTGATGATTTTTCTAACCATCAGGAGCTTTTTTAGTAGCTCATTTTTAGAAACTGTAATTTTCATTGTGTTTATTTTTAATTGTTAGTTATTAAATCCAAAATATCGGGAAGCGTTAAGTACATCAAACGTGCACACCTGCTCATAAAGGTCAATTTGAAGCTTTCTAAAGTTCTGTTGATCGTCAAACTGATTATGACATGATCGACAGCCAATAACTAAATTTTCAGGCTTTAAATAGTATTCAGGGTAAATACTTTTAGGTAATAAATGCATTAAGTCTTCTCCGCGTCTCTGACATATCACGCATGTACATCCGTTCTTTGCTATTAATCTTTTTTTTATTTTTGCAAGCGTATAATTTTTTGAAGCTTGTTTTACTGATATTTGTCTCATTATTGCTGATCCTCCCAAACTTTTACCCTGTTCTTAATTTCAAGTAACTGTTTTTCCCAATGGTTATTTACGAGCTTTACGCTCCTATTCTCTGTTGAATGAACTCGTACCATGGTCACCTTTTTAGATTTTGGGCGTTCAGGTTTTATAATTTTCACTTTTATTTCTTTGATCGGTTTTTCTTTAACCGGTATCTTTGAAATTTTATTGATTGTTACGGAGTGATTGGTTTTATAACGAGAAGCATTAAATTTGCTCACCTTATCTTTGTTCTTTTCTCTCCAGGCTAGATTTTCAAGGTATAGACAATGTTTACATCGACCACATCTTCTTATAAATT